GCTGTCAAAATTTTGACAGACAATAAAGAGGCTATAGAGTGGGAAAATGGATCATCTGTCCACGTCGGTACGTCGCATCGAGGCGGGACGCTGCAAATCCTGCATATCTCGGAGATGGGCGCTATTGCTGTGCGGTTCCCTGAGAGAGCAAAAGAAATTCGTACCGGGGCGCTGAACACTGTTGCCCCTGGGCAGATTGTTTTTAATGAATCGACCGCCATGGGATCAGCAGGCGAATTTTACGACGATTGCCAGACCGCGCAACGCCGACAGGGAGAGGGCCGGGCGCTGACCAACATGGATTATCGGTTTCATTTTTTTTCTTGGTGGATGGGAACAGATAATGAGATGGAGCCCGCGGGAATAACAATCCCCGCCTCGACCGCTAAATATTTAGACGATCTGGAGGCGGAAATCGGACTAACCCTCTCGTCTCGCAAACGCGCATGGTACGCGCGGAAAAAAGAACAGCAGCGCGACGATATGCAGCGGGAGTACCCCGGAACGCCGCAAGAAGCATTTGCCTCAGCGATAGAAGGCGCGTTTTACGCAATGCCGATGACCTACCTCCGACGCAATGGCCGTATCAGAGAGGTGCCATGGGAGCCATCAATGCCGGTGCACACGTTTTGGGACTTAGGGATGAACGACGCCATGACGGTGTGGTTTTATCAGCGGATCGGGTTGGAGGGGCGGCTACTGGATTATTACCAAAATTCCGGGGAGGGATTCCAGCACTACGCAAAAATCCTGAAAGACAAAGGCTACCATTACGGCAATCACTACATGCCGCATGATGTGGGTGTCCGAGAGCTGGGCAACAATGGACTGAGCCGGAAAGAAGCGGCGGAAAATCTTGGTATCAGGCCGATCATCAAGGTTTCGCGGCCAAAAAATACCGAGGAGGTGCTCGACGGCATTGAGGCTGTCCGGGCTTTTTTGATGTCCTGCTGGATTGACGAAAAAATGTGCTCGGAAGGAATCAAGGCGCTGGACAATTACCGGAAAGATTGGGACGATAAGAACGGCACATGGCGTCGAGGCCCGCTGCACGATTGGGCATCTCATGGCGCAGACGCATTACGGACGGGAGCAACAGGGTTCACGGTGCAACATATAATAAACGAAAGGGAACTATACCCGGAGGCGGCATAATGGCTGATACATCATCGTGTGATTTTGACTGGTCGGCGCTGGTCATTTCGGAAGACCCGCCCCCGACAAAAGAAGTAATGTACGAGTTTTCCGACGGGAAAAAATTTTATGGCCGCACAGAAAACAGCGGAGTTTTCGCGGAGGAAGACGAGTGATCCAGTCATCTAACGGGCTGCCATTATCTGTACCAGCTCAAAAAATAGGAGTAGCGGTCGACCAACAACTGTGTCGATACTATCCAGCGTTTAAAGGGTTTTGGCTGGTACAGGTTAACGAGATCGGTGGCACTATCGAGGTAATCAATACAGCATTATCAGGCCGTATGGGATTCCTGATGCACACTGCGAAAATCGATCCTGAGCTAAAGAAGGTCGTCATGGCCGGTGGGGAGCTACTTGAACGGTATCGAGTTGTGCGTGACCGGGCGCTGACGGAGCGGAAATTTCTTGAGACGACTAACAACCTGCGAACGCTTGAGGCTGATTGTGGATGACGTAAAAGCCGACGATATCAGGGATGACCGATGGCTGAGTATGGCGCGTGATGCGTTCGAGCAATCTACTGACTGGTTTGATACGTCGATGCGGAGTTCGGTGGAGAAGTCAATGGCGCATTTCGCAAGCCGTCACGCCCCAGGAAGTCGATACCATTCGGAACTGTATAAATATCGGGCAAAAGGTTTCCGGCCAAAAACACGGGCCACTATCAGGCGTAACGAGGCAGCGGCAGCGGTAGCGTTTTTTTCGACCCAGGATATAGTCAAAATTGCAGCCGAGGACGAAGCCAATAAAGAGCAGCAAATGTCAGCGAAGCTGCTAACCGAGCTGTTAAATTATCGGATGGACGATTCCGTCCCATGGTTCCGGACGTTGATCGGCGCGTATCAGGATGCGATGAACACCGGGGTGTGTATCTCTCATCAGTATTGGGATTTTGACGAAGATGTCACCAACGAACCTGCTGAAGATGAGCTTAACCAGCCAATCCTTGATGAGACCGGGGCGCAGATACAAAACGAAGTACGCACCACTCTCGTCGATAAGCCGGTCGTCGAACTGATTGCCATTGAAAATTTTCGGATTTCTCCGGCTGCGGATTGGCTCGACCCTATTGGGACGAGCCCGTATATCGTGCAAATGATCCCGATGTATGTAGGGGACATAAAAAAGCGCATGGACGCGGGGACATGGTTCCCGCTGGAAGCTGAACAGATCAGGGAAAGCGGGGAGTATGACAGCATCCGATCTGCGCGTGAAGGCAAGCGGCAGGACGGACAAGACATACAGCACAGCAATTCCGAGTTTGATATAGCATGGGTGCATCGTAATATTATCCGGGATGATGGGGCAGATGTCATTTTCTACACGCTGGGGACACGACACCGATTGACTGACCCGAAGCCATTGGAAGAGGCGTACATCCACCTGCGGAGAGGCGAGCGGCCATATATAATGGGATGTTGCATCCTTGAAACTCATAAGCACATACCGTGTGGCTTAAACGAACTGATATCACCGCTGCAAGAAGATGCAAATGATATCGCTAATCAGCGGCGGGACAACGTGGCATTGGCGTTGAATAAAAGGTATTTCGCGAAACGCACCGCCAATGTTGATTATAAATCCCTCACACGTAATGTGCCGGGGTCGATCACGCTGGTTGATGATATCAATACGGATATCAAATGGGACAACCCTCCAGAGGTTACAGGCTCCAGTTATCAAGAGCAAGACCGCATCAGTGTTGATTTTGATGAGATTGCCGGGACATTTTCGCCGGGATCGGTACAATCAAATCGAAAGCTCAACGAGACAGTCGGGGGGATGAATTTATTATCCGGTGACGCCAATGCAATTACTGAATATCAGTTGCGGCTGTTTTCGTCCTCATGGGTCGAGCCAGTCTTAAAACAGATAGTCAGGCTGGAGCAGGCGTATGAAACGGATGAAACCATCCTGGCGATTGCTGGTGGAAAAGTTAAAATTCAGCAGTTTGGCGTCGATCGTGTAACTGACCAGATGTTGCAAGGCATGGTGACAGTACGGATAAGCGTCGGATTCGGCGCGACTAATCCACAGCAGCGGGTTGAGAAGCTGGTGATGGGTCTCAATTCAGTGGGACAGTTTATCCCGGCACTACTGCAAGGACTGGATGGTCGAGAGATTGTAACAGAAATTTTCGGCGCACTTGGCTATAAGGGCGCTGAGCGGTTCTTCCCGCAAATAGCCCAAGATCAGGAAGACCCGGCCATTGCACAGCTTAAGCAGCAGGTGCAGCAACTCACGCAGGCGCTTGAGCAAAAACAGGTGGAGCAGCAAGGCCGCTTACAGGTTGAGCAAGAGCGTAGCCGGTCACGTAGGGAAATTGAAGACCTGAGAAATCAGGCAAGGTTCGAGATAGAAAAGCTGAAGGCGCAGCTTTCTACTATCGACGCTACGTTGCATCGAGAGAAAAATCAGATCGATATCGAGCGGCTGAAAAATGAAAGAGCTGCGGTCGTTTCAGAGATTGCAGATAAGACACGAGCGGCCGCAACGCTGGCCAGCCCGGCGAACAAGTCCATGTCCGGGGTACTCGCGCGAGACGATTATAATATAGTGCCGGGGGCTGTCGGATGAGCGATCTCTTGAGAGCAGCGCGGCTGGGGATTGAGGCTGAAGCGTTTTTCCGGACGCCTGTCGGCAAACACTTACACAGTAAGGCATTATCAGAGATAGAGGCCGCGACTGAATTATTGATCGAGGCACAGCCGGATGATGAAAGAAAAAACAGGGAAATCCGGAACCAGATTCATGTGGCGCGGATGTTTTTGGTTTGGATGAGCGAGGCAATAAATGTGGGTGAAGCGGCCCACGAACAGATGAAAATGGACGAATAGCCTATCCGAAAGGACGGTGAAGGGGGTCATTATGGGTGAAGAGGTCTATGTAGAGAAGAAGGTGATGGTGTCGGACAATGATGCGCCGGTGGAAGCCTTGGAAGTCGATGCGGCGGAAGATCAGGCAGAAGAAGCGGTTGTCGATGATCCCAGGAGTGCCATTTATAAAAAATACGATGAAGAGCGCAGGGCCGAGTTATCACCTGAATCTGAAGCAATCAAGGAAGACGAAGAGATTGTTGTCAAGGTTAATGGGAAAGAGAAGCATGTGCTCAGGTCTAAGGTTGATGCAGCGGGCGGCATTGATGCCTACCAAAAAAACGCGGCGGCATCAGAGCGACTGAACCAGGCAACGGAGATGGAGCGCAAAGCGAAGGAAGAGCAGGTCAGAATAGACCAGGCTCGTGAGTTCCTTTTGCAGCAGGCGCGAGACCTGGACAACAAAAAGACCCAGCAGGAAGCGCAGGCGATTGATGTAAAAGGACTCACCAAGCAGTACCATGAAGCCTTTTTCGATGGCGACATGGAAAAAGCCGAGGATTTATTTCTTGAGTTACAGGCGGCGCATAAAGCTACCCCTGCGGACAAAGAGGTAATCGCGGCAGAAGCAGTACGACGGGCGCGGCAAGAGATTATGGCAGAGCATCATGCCGAGGTCGCTCAACGGTTCGCAACATTGCGAGACGAGGCAGTGCGGGCATTTTTATCCGAGGACAGTATAATTACCAGAGACCCCAATCTATTGCAGATGGTGGATGCGAAAACCGGCGAGATACACAAGGCAAATCCTAATTGGGAGCCTGCTAAAATCATCGACGAGGCAGCCAAAGACGTGAAAGAATGGGTATCAAAAGTGACGAAAGGTTCTTATGATAAAATGGCCGAGAAAAGGAAGATCGACGTGTTGAAAGGCGGGTCAGTTAAGGCTACTACGAAACCCGTTCCGAAACCGCAAACAAATAACGAATATATCCAGTCGTTGCGGAGATCGCGCGGACTGGATGCTACGTAATATAAGGAGACTAAAAAATGGCAGGTCAAATTTGGGGAATCAATAGCGAAGGCGGGTATATGTACTCGGACTCCTTGTCTGCGGTGCTACGGAATGCGCTACAACCGCAGGCGAGATATCAGCAGCATTGTGATGCTGATGACTTTACCAATAAAGGTCTACACGCAGGAGATACCTTCCACTGGAATGTGTACTCTAATGTAGCTACCCAGGGCGGAAGATTGGCGGAAAACCAGATGATGCCGGAAACCAGCTTTACAATTACCCAGGGGACTGGAACAGTTGTTGAGTTTGGTAACTCTGTGCCGTATTCAGGAAAGCTGGACGATCTCAGTGAGCATCCGGTCAAGCAGGTTATCAACAAGGCGCTCAAAAACGACGCAAGCATTGCTTTTGAGACCGAAGCGTATAATCAGTTTGCTTTGACTCCGCTGGTCGTACAGCCCACTTCTGGCAGTAGCACTACGGCAATAACCCTTACAACCAACGGTACGCCTGGTTCTACTACCACAGTGGCGCTGAACAACGAGCATGTGAAACTGATAAGTGATACGATGAAGGAGCGGAACATCCCGGTATATTCTGACGGGAACTATCGTTGTATTGGTCGCCCGGCCATGTTTCGGGGTCTTAAAGACTCGCTGGAAGCGGTACACGCATACACCAATGAGGGATTTCATATGATCCTGAACGGTGAGGTAGGCCGGTCGTATGAGGGGATTCGGTTCTTTGAGCAAACCGCTATTGCTGCGGTAAACAGCACTCTCCGCGACGACTGCTTTTTCTTCGGGGAGGACACCGTGATTGAGGCTATTGTGATTCCGCCTGAAATGCGCGGAAAGATTCCCGGCGGGTATGGCCGTGATCGCGGGGTGGCGTGGTACGCGCTGGAAGGGTTTGCGCTTGTCCACACGGCTGTGGATCAAGCTCGCATCCTCCGTTGGGGCAGTCTGTAAAATCAAGATTATAAAAGGAGACTATAATGAGTTTTTCAAACCCGATTTATATTACCTATAGCCAGTCGGTTCTGACGACTGCTGCTGCTGCAACCTACAAACTCCGTGGCCCGAAGGGCAAGCGCGGCTTCTTGATTGATATTGTGGCCCGTTGCCATACCGCTAATCATGTCCTGGGCACTACTCCTACGACATTGCTTGTGGGAATCAGCGGGGACACTGATAAGTTTGCGACATTTAAACCCGCCGCGGACGTCATCAATGATGCCCAGACGTTGACAGACGACCCTGGCACGTCTTCCATGGAGAATGTAACGATTGATACCGATACAGAGGTGCTTTTGACCACGGTTGCCAATGCCGGTGGTTCTCCCACTGGTTCGCTCACCTATGATGTAGTGATTGCCTGGGCGTGAATTACCTTGCACCTTATGGGCAAGGTTTCCTGCTTCATCGAGGGCCTTACTACAGCCGTTCTCCACAGGCTTAAAATCGCGTTATCCCAACGCTATTTTGTGAATGTAAGATTAAACATAGTGCTGTTTATTTAAGAAGTCAAGATTCTTTACATTAAATATTCTCCGTAAAACCGCGACTATAAAGGGATGCGGGTTTACGGAGAGCATCCATAAAGGAGGATGACATGGAAGATAAAAAGAAGGAAGGTTGTGACGATTTGGGGATTCTCGACCGTGAGAAGATAACCATCAACAAGGGCGGCGAGTCTCAGGATCGCCAGTCACCGATCCAGAAGGAAACCATAAAGACGGATCACGGCACATTCAAGACTAAATGAATCCAGTGACGGCAGAGGCAGCACCTCTGCCGTCGTTTGTTATCGGTGGTGAAATGGACGATTTAAAAAATATTCACTGGTCTGAACTAAAAAAGATGATGGAAGAGAAGGGCCGAAGATATACCGGCAAAGAGCAGGCGATTGCCTTTTTGTCCGGCGCGGAAGCTCGGATTGAAACAATCCCGGTGATCCCCGATTTAATTTCAGCATCGACAAGGCTCGACCGGTCTCGGCCATTCGGGCAGGTAATCGGATCGCCGACTGTTTATTATACTCAGGATGGGTATGATTTTGATAGCAATGAGGATAAGATAGATGGCTAAGTCCACATTCCTCCAGTTGTGCCAGGACACAAGACGCGAATGCGGGATTTCGGGCACAGGGCCAGCCGATGTCGGTGGTCAGTCGGGAATCCTGGAAAAAATAGTCAAGTGGGTGCAATACTCAGCCATTGAGATTGAGGGACGATGGCTTGACTGGGAGTTTATGTATGTGGATGACTGGTCAACAACAACTACCATTGACAGCAATCTTGTCCTTGCGCCTGACGACATAGGGGTATGGGATGAGGCCTCATTTGTTGTCAATCAGTCTCTTTCGACATGGTATAAGTTGGTCCCTGTCTCATATCAGCAATGGCGCGATACGCTACGTAACGGCCCGCAGATTTCCAATAAGCCAACCTATGTGACCATAAAGGTTGGTCACGATGTAATTATTACCCCTACCCCTGATGCTGCATACCCGTTGTCGGCGGATTATTGGCGCAAGCCAAAGAAGCTGATGAACAACAGCGACACATCATATATTCCAGAAGAGTTTGAGCGAATCATTTTATCACGGGCTGCACTGCTCTACGCGATTGACCATGGCGCTGTTGAATTGATCGCGTCGTATCAGGTGGAGTATGACGACCTGCTGGATAAATTGGAAGCAAAGTATCTGCCAGGCCAGAGGGCCAGGCGCATGAATGGTGTCGATATGGTGGTGATTCCGCAATGAGGGTTATCCGTCATCAGAAGCGCGCGCATATTCCAGCGGTCAATATCAGCACCAAGATTGACTATACGCCGCTGACTGGAGGGTTGGATAATCTTCACACGGCGCTGACTATCCCAAATGGCAGGATGCTGTATGGCTTTAACTTTGAGGAAAAGTTTGGTCGGCAGGGATATCATAGAATAAACGGGCATGAGCGGTACGACGGTCGGCCACAACCGCACCGGGCAGTCTATTATATTCTTTATTTTGACCAGAGCACTGCGGAGATCGCGGCGGGGGATCATGTGGCAGGCGCAGCAGCTATGGCGGATGTCGTCAGTGCGACGCTTTTGTCAGGAGCATGGATCAGCAATGGTGCCGGATTCCTTGTGTTGACCAATGTGTCTGGGAACTTTGTTCATGGCGAAGACATCCTTGTGAGTTCTATATCCAGGGCAAAAGCCAGTGGCACGAACGAGTTGGGAACTATGGGTGAGGAGAACTATTCCTCCAACTATCAGGCTGCCGTAACATATACCAGGAGTCAGATCACAACAGTTCCCGGCTCTGGCTCGATCCTTGGAATCGGAGTGTATCGCGGCGTTGTTTATGCGGTCAGGAATTCGGCGGATGGACAGACAGCAGCTATTTACGGCGGCTCGTCATCCGGATGGACACTGCTTAAAGGTGGGTTGATTCCGGGCGGGACGTGGAAATTCGATGTAAGCAACTTTACCGGATCAGCCAAGACGTTGACGCTATTCGGCTGCGACGGCAAGAATGACCCTGTAGCCTATGATGGAACGACCGTGAGCCGGATTCGCGGCGTGTGGGACACTGTGGCGACCAGTACGAGTGCTGTCACGATAGGGACAGGTTTAAATTCTTTTGTTTTAACCGAGGTTGACCGGGACTATGCGATTGATGAAGAGATAACTGTCTGGGATGACACAAACGCCGCTAATTTCATGGCTGGCAAGGTGCTTACATGGACATCAGCAACAAAGACGTTAAGTATCACCGTTACAACCACGGGCGGATCAGGGACAATCTCAGCATGGACTGTGGGCCGGACAGACTTTGAAGACAAGCCGACCAGCTTGCTCAATTTTAAGGATCATCTATTCTTGACATTCCCGTCAGGTCAGTTGAAGACATCAGACATTGGCGACCCGTTCCTTTTCACGACTACAGCGGCCTTGTTTGGGATGGGCTACGAGATAACCGGGCTTCTTCCGTTGAAAGGGGATGTTCTGGCGGTGTTTGGCGCGGCAGACATATCATTGCTATCGGGAACAAGCCAGGTTGATTGGGCACTGGACGTATTGTCAACGACTTCGGGCGCGTTGGAGAACACGGCCATAGAGGTTGCCGGGATTGGCATTATCGCTAATATGTCGGGGATTAAGTCGCTCCAAGCAATGCAGGCGTATGGTGGATATGAGGCTTCAACATTCTCCCGTGACATTGTTCAAGCCTACGCGAGCATCAGCACCAAGATTGTTGGTGCTGCTCCGCAATCTGAAAGCCAGCAGTACAGACTTTATTGTAATGACGGGGCGGTGCTGGTTGGTACTATTATTACCCCTAATGCTGCTGTTACCCCGAATGACTGTTCATTTTCTCTTCTTGACTATGATCGGGTTATTTCATGTGTGGCTGGTGGATTATCAGCAAGCGGTGAGGGTGCGATCTTTTTCGGCACTGACAATGGCTATGTTATGCGCGACGGGGTAGGCACCAGCTTTGATGGAGATGTGATCATTTCAGCATTGATGTTGCCGTTCAACCATTTTAAGGCCCCCTCCAACCATAAGCGGTTTCGCAAGGTTATAGTTGAGTTGGCGGCTTTGAGGTCGATAGACATATCATTTAAGCAGGTATTTGACTATTCAGACGGAGAGTACCCATCAAGTATTAATCAGGTGATGACAGCGATGGGAGAAGGTGGCATTATGAATATAAGCAAGTTCAATGAGTGCATGTTTTCCATGCCGGTTCAAGCTCAGGGCGAGGCTGACTTGTCAGGGTCGGGACGAAACATGAGCCTGCTGATATGGCATGAAAGCGCGGTTGATCCCTCATTTGTTTTGCAAGGCGTGTTGATTCATTATAGTATTAACGGGATGGTCAGGTGACGGCCACATCCGTGAAGGGTGTGAGCTTTAAACAATAGGGGTTGAACCATGGCAAACAGTTTTTTTGATTGGGTGGCGAGCGCAACACGATTTATCAAGATTGATATTATCCGGGCGGAAGATTTCAACGCCGCGTTTGATGAGGTATCGGCAGGGTTTGAGGATGTT